GTAGGGAATCCGGGTTGATAACCACCCAGTTTATCGACGTATCATTAGCGATCTCGATCTTCTGCTGCTTCGTGCCACAGACAACCGCTGCGGTGCGGTGCGGCAAAGTAAGCTCCAGCTCACGAAGCCATACATGTCGTGTGATCGACAGCGGCGCTATGACCAGCACCCGTCTCACCTCGTTGTTGGTCATCAAGAACTCCGCTGCCCATATCGCTGATAGGGTCTTGCCAGTACCTAGATCATCCAAACAGAAACACTTGTCGTAACGGACAAAAAAGTCAATAGTTTCGAGCTGATGTTGTCTCGGTTCAAACCGCCCCGGCCACCCATAATAAATTATCGGCGATGGCGCATCGGGGTATTCGCGAGTGATGGCCCGCCATGTCTGATAGTCGTGCCGGTAGACGGTGACAGGCACGTCTTTGACCGTGAACGTCTGGCCGAGGGCGGGCAGGTCACGCCCGCCGACGGCCACCAACAACTGCTTATCTTTCAACAACAACCATCTCATGATCATCATCCGCAAGCCGAATAGCCACAGCTCTTACAAACAGAGCAGCCACCTTCGTGTGTAATCGGCGCACCGCATTCGGGACAAGCACCGATGTCGTGTGCAACCGGCAACTGCACCTCCACGTCAGTATGCAAACGCAATGCCTTGGCGATCCCATCAGCGCATGACAGCACTTTGTTCTCGCCAAACCCCGCCGGCCGGTGACAGCTTATCCCCGCCAGTTGACGGATTATATCGGCCACCGGTACACCATGCCGGAGGGCCAGGGACGCCAAGCGGCCAATGGCTTCGCTCTGACTGGCCACGCACCCGCCGGCTTTGCCGATAGTAGCAAATACCTCAATCGGATGGCTGGGGGGGTTGTCGTTGACGGTCACATACAACGCGCCACATCCGGTGTCGATCTTATGCGTCGAACCAGAGACCACAGCGGGCCGCTCGTGAGCAGCGATGGGAGCAGGTTGTTGCTGTACAGTACTGTAGACCTGGCCTTCGCGGCATCCGTCGCGATAAACTGTAATCCCCTTACACCCGAGCATGTAAGCCAGTTTATAGGCATCTTTAACATCTTCAACCGTAGCGTTATGCGGCAGGTTGATGGTCTTACTCACAGCGTTGTCCGTATGCTGCTGGAAGGCCGCCTGCATCTGCACATGCACATCAAAAGGAATGCTGTGCGCCGTCTCGAACAAGTCCTTGATATCAGAAGGAATCTTGTCAATCCCATCCAGCGATCCGGCAACAGCTATTTTTTGCAGGTCGCCATCGGAAAGCTTGTTGCCCACCATGTAAGTAAGCACAGGATGAACTTCGAAGAATACGCTGTCCATGATCCGCCGCTCGTACACCGGCGCGAATATCGGCTCAATGCCGTAAGAGCACCCGGCGAACGTGCTTATGGTTCCCGTAGGGGCAATGGCAGTCAAGATGGCGTTACGACGATCAAGACCCTCAACGTAACCACGTTCGCTGCCAAGGTCGATCGATGTTGACACAGCAACGCTGCGAATATAGCGCATGACATCGCGGGCGATGTCCCGCGCCTCCTCAGACGAGTATTTGACGCCAAGCTTGATCAACATATCGTGGAACCCCATCACGCCAAGACCGATCTTGCGAGTACGTTTAGTGGCGACCTCGATCTGTGGTAACGGGTACCGGTTGATATCGATCACGTCATCCAGAAAGCGGACGGCCGTGCGAACAGTATCACCAAGTTTATCGTAATTGATCTCGCTCTTACCAACCATGTTGGATAGGTTGATTGAACCGAGATTGCAGGATTCGTAGGGCAAAAGAGACGCCTCACCACAGGGGTTCGTGGTCTCAATCTCACCAAGTTCCGGCAATACTCGCGTGGCATTGATCCGATCGATGAACAGCAATCCCGGTTCGCCCGTATTGTGTGCCTGCTCGGCGATGGCACACAGTATCTCGCCAGCATTCTTGACGGCAACGACCTCACCAGTATGGGGGTTTCGCAGTTCGTAGTCCCTACCATCCAGAGCAGCACGCATAAACTCGTCAGTAACAGCCACAGAGATGTTGAAGTTATGGAGTTTGGACGTATCCGCCTTTGCGTGAATAAAGTCAATAATATCAGGATGATCGACGCGAAGTGAAGCCATGTTCGCGCCACGGCGCTTACCGCCCTGTTTGATGGTCTCTGTCGCAGCATCAAAGGCGCTGATAAACGAAACTGGCCCGCTGGCAATGCCACCAGTTGATCCAACAGCATCACCCTTCGGCCGTAGGCGCGAGAAGGAGAAGCCAGTACCGCCGCCGCTTTTATGGATCAAAGCAGCATCCCTCAGTGTCGTAAAAATGCTGTTCATGGAATCCTCCACAGGCAGCACGAAGCATGCTGACAGCATTCCCAACGGAAGGCCGGCGTTCATCAGCGTCGGCGAATTGGGAAGGAAGTCGAGTGAGTGCATGACCTCCAGAAAACTCCTCGCAGCACCGTTGACATCATCACCGTATTTCTCCTCGGCTCCGGCCACCGCCCACGCGACACGTGAACACAGATCGTGGAACGTCTCGCCTGGCTGTAAGTACCTACGCTTGAGTATCTCGGTTGCAGTTTTGCTCAGCATAATCAAACCTCCTCTTCGGTTGGATATTCATTGATGTGAATGGTAGCACCACACATCGGACATTTTTTCATCCCCCTATAGATGATATACCCACACTTACAGCATTGGTCAAAATTATCGACCGCATTGTCATCATCGCAATCGCTGAACAGTTGATCTAATTGAAAGTCGTAAAAGACATCTCTCATGGCCGGGTCTCCTTTTACCAAAAGCTCCCCCTGAGCGACAGCAGAGCATCTTTTAGCTGGTCGATGTTACGTTCATTTACCACAAAGGCAACCCCGCCGGCGGCGCGAATCCTATCAAGCTCAGCGGCCTGCGCCAGGGTCGGCTTGTTCGCACCAAACTTCGTCTCGATTGCCACGAATTTTCCATCCAGACAGATAATGAGGTCAGGCACTCCGGCCCGGCCATACCCAATCTGAACAGGCATGAACCAATATACGTTGATGCTATCGAGGATAACCTTTGCCTTGCGTTTCACATCTCGCTCATTCTTCATCGTTCATAGTCTCCATTAAAAGGGCAGGTGACGTTCGGGCAAAAACGTCCACATTTCCAGCACTTAGAAGGCTCGAAGGTCTTATCGGCTTCAATCGTATCGATAATTGAAGCCACATAATCAAGCGACTTCGGCCCATCAAACCGCTCATCCGGGCCAAATGTAACGAACCTCGTGCTGTTATATGTCGTGAAGACATATACAAAGATCGAACGCCTAAGACCGTATATGGCATATGCCATAGCTGAGTATACTACCGCTTGCAGATCATCCACATAACGTGGATTGCCGGTCTTCCAGTCGATCATGACACCCTTGGAATCAAACACATCGATCACGCCACGCAATCGTGCCTCGTGATTGAAGAAGTCGCATGGCTTATAATCTTGATTGACCGCGAGCCTAAGCTCGGGTATCGCATTGTTGGTTATCAGATACTGCCACAAAGGGAGTTTTACCCTGGCGTCAGGCGGCGGAGTCGGCCGCCGATCTCGGAGTGATGTCTCCAGCGCTTCGTGGATACGTTTCCCACGGGCCATCGCCGGCGTCTCCACGGTTTTAACAGTCCTGTCGATGTACTGTGCTTTGAACAGCGCTGGACACGTGAGGTATGTTGATATGGATGAATATGAATAAATCATGCTCTCACCTCCTCTCGAAGTTTAGTCTCACGACCAATAAGGTGTTTCCTATATCCAACACCGGCCGCATGTTCCGCTTCTTCTTTCGTCGGATAGAATCCGACGTACTTCGGCTTTCCGTTCGGCAAGTAGAAGTAAGCAATATACTCGTTGTGGGACTTCGAATGATACGCACCGTAAAGTTTCTTCATAGTACACCTCCATCTGCTGATTGTTTTATTTTGCCTCACCATAACTTCGAGCAATCCCGACCTCTCCGGCGAGATTCAACCCCTCCGCCCATGGTGGCGTTGTCGAAAGACATCTTACCATATCGAAATGTGCTTTATCAAGTATATTCTTATCTACAACAATGACAATCTCGTCGTGCACCACCAGCGCGATCTTGTACGCTGCTTTCTGCAACTGAAGCGCTTGCCAATACAGAACATCTCTGGCGATCGCCTGTACCACATTTTCAACCAGTTTCCCGTACCATAGGTGTTCGAACGTAACCCCCTTGGCGCGAGAGAAGATTGCCGCTCGTGCGTACTCCAGACCACCAACATCGCCACGTCGAAGGGCTGGATATCTCAGCTTCCGCCCGGACGGTAGTTCAAATCCACCAACAGCCTTCACCCGGCGCTCGACATAGTGCCAAAAGCGCTGGATGCGTAGAAAAGCATTATGGTATGCGTTAAACGCCTTCTCAGCGTCATCGATAGAGATGTCGATGCCGAATCGAGCGCAGTAGGCCATGAACCCCGTCGGCCGCTGGCCGAACCCGAGACCGAGCACGGCCGATTTAGCTATCCGCCGCTGCTCGGGCGTCACCTCATCGAACGGCACACGAAACATATGCTCAGAAGCGAACAGTCTGTACGGATCAGAGTCCTGAAGCACGGCGCGAAGATGCTCGTCCTTCGCCGCCCACGCCAGTACCCTGACCTCAATCTGCTTCGAATCCCCAACAACAAGGGTATGGCCGGGGGGCGCGATGAGCGCCCGGCGCAGCACGCCGCCACGGGGGAGATTTTGTACGTTCAACCGATCAGCGCCGGCGGAGCGGCCGGTGATCGCGCCATAGTATAGCAAAGGGGCTGGAAACGGCTCGCCAACATCAAGGAACCGCTGCGCTCTGGTACGGGTGATGTTCGACTGCGCTTCTAGTCTGGCGGTAGCCAGAGCGGCGACGACGGGGTTACTGTGCCTGGTGAGTTTGTTCACGAACTCATCCGTCTTCGCCAGTGCCGGCCTCTCCCGACCGGTGGGGGTCGTCTTGTATTCAACCTTCACTTTAAGTTTGTCTAGTAACTGCACGAAATTCTTATCTTTTCTGAGGAGTTTATGGAGCTGCTCAGTCTCTGGAGTATAGATCGAAGCTTTCTCCAGAAGGGGCTTGTCTAGATGAAATACAGGCTCGGTCGCCATGCGGATATGAAGGTCGATGATGTCAAGCTCGAACACTGGCGGCTTGAACGCCAGCAAGTGTTTGAAAATCTCGCGGGTGATCACTATGTCGTTGATGGCATAAGACGCGAGGTCTTCACCGCCGGCAGCGACCGCTTTGGCGGTGTCGCCCTTCGCAAGGCCAATCACATCAGCCAGCGCCGCAAGGCTGGTTGTCGTTCGCGACGACAAGTGCCCTTGAGATATCGCCCACCGAGCGAGAAGCATTGTATCAAACCATCGCGCCGGCCGGTGATCGAATAGCGCATTTAATATAAAGCCGTCGAACGCGGCATTATGCGCTATACAGTACGCCGAGCGCCAGTTGACGTTTGCGAAGAATTCGCGGATGTTGTTGATATCATTGATGAATAGCGGCTGCTCGTCGTCGTAGGCGACCGCAACGCCAAGAATCTTAAACCGCTCGTCTCGCACATACTGAGCGGTCGGCATCTTCGACAAGGAATACTCCTTGTCGAAGTAGGTTTCGAAGTCGATGTAAAGCATCATTGTGTTTGCCTCCAGCCAGGTTTTGAAGACCGAACCTCGATCCGGACATCGCGGACACCGCGGTTAGCAGCCTGTTTTGCAATACGCCGTGCGACGTGAATCTTACCGGCGCAGCCGATGATACGATCGTCGTTAGTCAATACACGGTACAACATAGCAGCACCTCCTTGAAGTTAAGGTTTAACGATGTATATGCAATCGCCATGCCAGTGTGTAATTAGCTTGGACGGCCGGGTGGCTATTAACGAGATTGTCTGGATTCAACCAGTATTGGCTGGATATAGCCAACAGGAGCCACCCGGCCATCGGGCCATCGGGCCATTGTCTAAAAGATAACATACCACAGATCGAGTGTCAAGAGAAAAATTCGGCCGGTGGAGATTTTTTTTTCGCCAGGGGTGGCCGACGGCCCCGGCCACCCCTGGCTGTATAGCAATACACGAATATCTATGGTCCAATCCACCAACAGAGATTTTCGCCAATCAATGTCAAAAACTCTTAAGTCTGCGTTATAACATAGCGAAATCACTGGTGAAATACACGTGGTCCAACTCTCCACACATGGTGGCAATGCGTGTTTTTTTTCGTATCTTATTGAAATTACTATAGATTTTTCAAGAGCGTGAAGTTGTGGTCCAATTCACCACCACATGAAACCATAGAACTGGACGGAGAATTGGCCCACGTAACATCTTAATATCATTAACAAATTAACCAGTTCGGGGGGTTTTCGCCCAATTCACCACGCGAGTTTTCCTAAAACTTTTTATACTATATACCATCCCCCCATATACCACCCCCTCTTTCTTCTTCTTTTTTTCTACTATTAACAGAATATGGTAAATTACGCGTGGTGAATTGGACGGAGGCCCCTGGCAAAGCGATTTTGCTAATAATTCCGCATGGTTTACGTTGTCCGATTCTCCGTCCAATCCAATGGTTCCATGTGTGGTGAATTGGACCAAAAAAAAATATATCTAATGATTTCGCATAGTTATGAATATAGCGCCTTAAATTGTCGCGTGGTGAGTTGGACCACGTGTATTTCACCAATAATTACGCATAGTTATGAGCATAGTTATGAGCACAGTGCCGTAGAATTCCTTGAGTCTATGTGGGGTGAATTGGACCAGAATAATTCATATATCATGATGATAAATATGGGTGGCCGTAGAATTCCTTGAGTTTATGTGTGGTGAATTGGACCACGTGTATTTCATATATCCATATATCACGATGATAAATATGGGTGGCCGGGGATGATTACTTGCCCGGCCATCCTGGTTAATCAGTTGTTGTCGTTGATCTTCTCGAACACGAGCATTCGGCTTCGCGACGATGCGCGCGGCCTGGTATTCCGAACGATTATGCCTCGTTTCGCTAACACTTCGATCTCCTTACTAAGAAGCAGACCGAGCGCCCTTGTGTTTGATGGCGCTATCCCATCAGGCAGAAGTTCTAACAGGTCTTTTTTCTCGCACATGAACAATCCATCCTTCTCCACGACCAACGCCTCAATGGCGTCTGCCAGACTTGGCGTTGACACCCGTTTGATTTTGAGAATGCGGTTTTTTGCCGACCATCCCCTTGATACTGTGAACTGCGACAACAGCGCTGGCTCAGCGCGCCGCAGCGCCCGCGAGAACTCACGCACATTGGCGGGCGCGCCCTTCGGCGGTAAACCACCGCCTCTGGTCTCCATGGCTTCAAGGAAGAGTTGGCTGATCGTGCCCCTCCACACATCCCGGCCACGCATGATGTTTACAATGTCGCTCGCGGTGGTGTCGTTCTCGATATATGACCGGTTTAAGTCCGTGTACTGCTCTTCGTAGGCTTTGACGATCTCACCTTCGCTCCATGGTAAGGAGTCGCTTCGCTCGGCGGCTGTACACCATTTCAGAGGCTGCGCCAACCGGAACTGTGGCGTATCTACGTTGCTAAACTCACGGAGAGCTACGGAGACGGCGTTGAAGAGCGCATGAAGTATCATAGGCTTCACCTTCTCTTCTCGTGCAGCCAGCTCAGCGTCCGGGACGATCTCGCCGTCTTTGAATGGCCTGAGTTCAATCGAGAAGGCTCGGCTCGCAAAATCACCTCTGGTGGCTAGATCATCGATGCCATTCACGATGACTGGTCGAGACGTGTTGAAGATCATCTCCTCGTCGTTTGTGTATAGCTTCCGGCACCGCAACCCACCGCCCGTGGACAACCGGCAGAGAGAATCTGACAACTGAGTTGGCAAACCCGACAGGTTGTCGAGGCTCACCACGTAGGCGTTGGTGGCGGAGATGATCAGGTCTCGCTCGTCCGATGGTGCGCCGGTGACACCGCCGGCATTCGGATCGATCAGGTTTCGCAGGACATGAGTAGCTGCTGATTTGCCGCTTCCGGCCGTGCCGTAAATCACGGCGATGGGATATGGCTTTGTTGGTGCGAGTGCAGCCACCAGCCATCCCACGGTCAGTTGAAACGCCTTCTCGGACTGGAAGTGAATCAGACCTCGCAGTTGGTTGATGTCGCCGTCACGCGCCGGCAACGGCAATGGCAGCATGCCGGCTGGGCGAATGAAATTGATCAACGGATTCTTCACAACACCCCATCCATCTGATGTGATTTTCACCACCTCACCGCTTGGCCGGCAAAGATCAACGAAGATCGTGTTATCGATGCTCCCATGGCGAACGAATACACTTCTCACATCGCCCCGCTGATACGCGATGCTCTCCACCAGAGCGGCCGTATCTTTAATCGCTGTGGCCGATGGTGGTGTCTGGAGTTTACTCATCGTGATCGACGTGACCAGTCGTTCGAACTCCGCTGATTGCACCTTAATCGTCCGCTTGACGCCGTTTGAGTGAATCTCAACATACGCCTGGTTGTCTGGGCCGAGAAACATCGCCTCCTTCGTGACGGTTTTTACTGTAAGATCGATAGTGATATCGCGTACAGATCGCTTCGCCTTGCTTTTAGGCTGTTCTGGCGTGGCCGGGGCGGTGGTGTCTTGGCGCTTCTCACGTTCCAGACGAGCAACTGATTCGAATGTCTGTTCAACCTCGTCTTGATCAAGCGGTGGTTTGCACCTCTCTCCAAAGGCTAGAGCACGTTGAAGGGCTTCATCTTCTGGCGCCTCCGTTGCCAGCATCCAGCCGATCAGTCTTGTCAATGTGTCGTTACGTTCGCCTTCGCCCACGCCGGCTCTCTCGATCGCTTGCCAGTCCTGCATTGGTACCGCCCATTCATCGACTGGCTGTTGCGGGGCTGAGTGGCGATCTGCGTTCCTGATGACCGTGATAAGTGCCTCTGGTACCGGCGCGAGCGGCAGATCGTCGAGGCTATGTCCTTCCTGCCATGTATATGGGTTGCCGGTGTCTGGGTGGATAGAGGGCGGTGCCGCTACTTGGCCGCCGTTGCCACGGATGTCGATGCCTGGGAGGATGCGGGCCTTGGTGGTCTTCAATCCCGCGAGGGCTGGTGACCAGGCGTAGTATAGATGACAACCCTTCGCGGTATCAACTACCGGTGTGTTGGTGGATAGCCACGGGTGATGGCTGAGCATCCCCTTATCATCAACGTCAACAACGAGAATACCTGACTTTTCACCGGTGACGATGCCGACGTTATACGTGGTGCGACGAAACCAGTTCTCGATTGTGGCTTCGTCGGTCGTGGCCTTCTCCGTCCATCCCTTGAGAAGTGGCTGCTTGCCCTTCAATGGATGAACGAGAAATCCGTGTTTTGCGTAGTTGATTGCTTGACTTATAAAGTCTTGTCTGTCCATGCTTGACCTCCTTCATGGTTAGTGGCCGGGGATGGATCACCCGGCCACGCGTTACAGTTGAATCCAGCGCTCGTAGAGTGGCTGCCGGGGGAAACCTTTTGAATCTCTTGCAAGTTCCGTGCCTCCTTCTCCGTCGTTATCGGTTGCTTCATGGAGAAGAAACCTCCACAAGTTTCATACCAGCCATTCGGTTGCTGCGGAAAACCGCAAAACGGCTTCACAGACTGGTTCGCGTCGATTCGCTTGACACAAAGAGCGTAACACGTTTTCTTGCAAAAATCAACATACAAGATATAGTGTCTCTTCACTCAACCGACCACAAGATATAGTGGTCACTCCCGACCGACCACCTGACACCACCATACAACATGCGATGATCGATGTCAACAAAAAATATCACACCGCCTTCGAAAAAAAGTACTTGACATATTCTGAGAAGTGTGTTACGATGTCTGTAAAAAGTCGAGGAGATGAAAAATCTCGAGAGTGTAGACAAATCAACAGTTTACACGAACTGTTTTATTTCGGCACTTAGCCGAACAGAAAATAAAACACGAAAATCGGGGTTTCCCCCCGAGAGGCGGGGTTTTCCCCCGAGAGGCGGGGTTTTCCCCCGAAAATGGGGATGGTGAAAAGTGGGAAAAATTACCAAAACCGACGCCTCCAAGAAAAGGAAGCATACGACCCTCGCGGAGTGCGAGGATGCCTTGCGCGCGTCGGGCGGCTTCGTTACCCATGCTGCGGCGATGCTAGGGATATCATGGCCGGCGCTGTCTGAGCGCGTGCGAAAAAATGCGCGTCTCCAGAGAGTATTAGAAGAGGCAAAAGAACAGCACCTGGATCTGGCCGAGACGCAGCTAATCAGCTCGGTCAAGCGAGGCAAGGCCTGGGCGGTATGCTTTTACCTGAAATGCAAGGGCAAGAGCAGAGGGTATATAGAGAAACAACAGATAGATGCAACAGTTGACAACAAAGAGCCTTTGGTTATTAAGCGGGCCGGCAAATGCCAGAAGTAGAACTCACAGAGCCGCAGGAACGTTTTTTCGATCTTGAATGCCGCTTCCCTTTGATGTGCGCTGGGATGGGCGCGGGTAAAACTGAGTGCAAATTACTCAAGGCGCTTGAGGATAAGTTCGCTGAACCGGACAGTGACATCGCACTATATGATCCCACCTATGACCTGGCTCGACTTAATACCATTCCACGCTTGCTAGGGTTCCTTAATCAAATGCCGGTGTACTATCAATATGACAAGCAGGCGAATATAATCACCATAAATGGCTATGGCCGGTTTATCGTTCGGACATTGGATAATCCGGCAAGAATTGTAGCTTACGAGGTGTGGCGATCTCATGTTGATGAGCTTGACACGCTGCGTCCTGATCATGCCGCGGACGCTTGGAATAAGGTTATTGCTAGAAATCGGCAAAAGATAAAATCTGGTACTGAGAACAGGGTTAGCGCATATACTACACCTGAGGGTTTCCGCTTTTGCTACGACCGTTGGGTACGTCAAGGTGGGCCCGATTATCAAATTGTGCAGGCGCCAACTGCCAGTAATCCGCACCTACCTGATGGGTATATCGAGAGCCTACAAAGGACGTATCCTGAGAACCTCCTGGCAGCCTACCTTGAAGGTAAATTTGTTAATTTGACATCTGGCACGGTGTATGCGTCGTTTGATCGTACGCGGAATCATTCGGATGAGACAATCCGTCCAAAAGAGCCACTTTATACCGGTTGCGACTTCAACGTAACAAAACAAGCAGCAGTTGTGCATGTCATGCGTGGTGGCGTACCGCACGCGGTTGATGAGCTGGTTGATATGTACGACACACCGGCCATGATCGATACTATCAAGGAGCGCTATCCAGAGCACAGCATAACGATATATCCTGACGCGTCTGGAAAGAGCCGAAAAACCGTGAACGCATCAGAGTCGGACATATCGTTGCTCAGGCAGGCAGGGTTTAAAGTCAGAGCATATAACCGCAATCCGGCGGTAAAAGATCGTGTCACGGCGGTTAATAATGTTTTCGAGAAAGGCCGGTATTTCGTCAATACCAATACGTGCAAAGAATATACCAGATGCCTTGAACAACTCACCTATGACAAAAACGGTCAACCAGATAAGGAAAGCGGGCTCGATCATATAACGGATGCCGCCGGATATTTCGTGGCCTATGAATATCCGATAGCAAGGCGCACTGCCATTGTTCAGCCGGTGTCTTTGTACTAACAGGAAAAATCATGCCAAAAAAAGACTATTCCGAAGTAGCCAAACCATGTGAAGAATACGAGAACATGCTTCCGGACTGGGATATGGTTGATGCACTTTATGGCGGCACGCGCAAAATGCGTAAGGCAGGCGATACTTACCTTCCGAAATTCGAGGCGGAATCACCTAAGGATTATCAGGCCAGACTTAGCCAAACCGTGCTGCTGAACATGTACGCCAAGGCATGTGAAGCATTAACTGGGAAAGCTTTCAAAAAGCCGATAGTGCTTCAGGATGATGTCCCCGATGAAATCCGAGAGTGGGCGGAAAACATCGACCGAGAAGGCCGGGATGTCAATGTGTTCGCCAAGGACTTTTTCCTTGATGCCATCCGGCGCGGCGTGTCCCATTTTATGGTGGATTTTCCCCGTTCTGTGGCGCAGACCCGGGAAGAACAGCGACGCAATGGCGAGCGACCGTACTGGATTCACATGCCGGCGCACGAGATTATCGGTTGGCAAGAGTCAGTTGTCAACGGCCAGCGAATACTGACGCAATTACGTCGATATCACACCGTCAAAATGCCGGCCGGTGAATGGGGCACGGCGCGGGTCGAACGAGTGACAGTGTACTGGCTGGAGAATCCGGAAAGGGATGCTTCTGCTCATTACCGGGTGTACGAGAAGCGGGAAGTCAACGATGGTGGTAGGCTAGAAATGGTTTGGCGGCCGGCCGAAGATCAGGATGGCAATGCACTTGAGGGCCCGCTTGGCATCCCTTACATTCCATTGGTATCACTCTATACGCATCGAACAGGCTTCATGCAAGCAAGCCCACCGCTCTTAGATTTGGCTTACAAAAACGTGGAGCATTGGCAGAGCAGTAGTGATCAACGGCATATTCTAAAATGGGCGCGGTTCGCAATTCCGGTTGCCATAGGGTGGACGGAAGATCAGGATTCACTTTTGTTTGGGCCTTCCAGTGTGGTTAAGATTACCAATCCTGACGGTGATTTCAAGTTCGCCGAACATTCGGGCGGTGCCATAGGTGTAGGGTTCCAAGACCTTGAAATGCTCAAGGAAGAAATGGCTTATCTCGCGCTCGATCCGATGTTGCGCAAGCCTGGCAATATCACGGCAACGGCCAGGGCACTAGACGAGGCCAGCAGCACGAGCCAGCTAAAAATCTGGGTGGACGAGTTAAAGAACGCCATCGAAACCGGGCTGCAATATTCCGCCGAACGCGCTAGAGAAAGCACCGGCGGCAGCATCCAGGTTAATGAGGATTTTGCGCTCGCAGTTAATGATGACGACGCACGTGTGGTGGTAGAGGCTTATAGAGACAAGTTGATTCCGCGCAAGGTAGCGTTGGAATCGCTAGCAAGGATTATGCCGGCACTTGGTGAGGTGCTGGAAGGGTATGATATCGAGGACGTTATCGCGATGATTAACTCGGAATCCAGAGCGAATCCAGCGTTCGAGAGCCTGCGGCAAACACTGACGCCAGAAGAGTGATGCGATAAATGACACCAGCCGACAAAATAGAGCTGTACCACATTATTCATAACATCAAGTGGCGATATAAACTCGACCAGTTTGAGGATAAGGCGCTTGCTGAAATCATGAAGTCGGTACAGCAGGCGAGACGGGAAATTATCGCTGAGCTAAACGATAAATTCGCCGATCTGACATGGCTGGAAGAACGGTACAATAAAGAATTGCTCGTGGGTGCATTAGTCGGCGCAGCTGGTGGCGCCGCTTACAGTACCTATAAAGATATAAATGAATTGAACAAATTAACGGTTGGCATCAAGAGCCAACTCGAACAAGATGTCTCTGAGGCGGCTAGGATTGCGTACGAGCAGAGTATTGAGGCGCACAATGCCATCATGAGTATTAGGGGACGCGCGGTTAATGTATCGTTGGTGCAATTCGCGCCAGAGCAGTTGCAAAGTTTTTTGACAACGCCGATAGGCGGGATGCAACTTTCCGAATGGGTGCAGCGCACGTTTGACTATCCATTACAAGAACGTCTAAGTCATGAGCTAATGACCGGTATGTTTCGGGGGCAGTCGTATAAAAAATTATTGAAACGGATAGACGAACTTCTAGGCGATGCGGCAGATAACACCGAAACGTTAGTGCGGTCTTGGGTGCAGGCGGCCAATACAACAGCACAGCATACGGTCGCAAAGCAGAATGAAGACGTGATCAAAGGCTGGAGGTGGGACGCAACGCTTGAGAACGGGAACTTCTCGCGGGGTCATGGCACTTGCTTACGATGTTTGGCGCTCGATGCACGTGATGAGGTATATCAGATGAATGGCGGCCCGCCGCTGCCGCTGCATCCGAATTGCCGCTGTGTCAGGCGATACGTAACAAAATCTTATCGAGAACTTGGTATATCGCTTGACGACTTAAATGACGCTGTAAGGCCATACACCACGCGCGGCAATATTGATCCAGTAACTGGAACAGTTAAGCGCGGCAAAACTGGTACTGGTGGTTTACCACTATTGTCGGCTGGCCGGATTGACGGCGGTATGGATGAGTTTTTCAAGAGTTTACCAGAACAGTTACAAAAGCAGACGTTGGGTACGAGGCGATATGAGTTGTGGAAAGACGGTCAAATTAAGCTGTATGATTTGGCTGATGAAAATGGAGATTTGAAGCTTGTCAAAGAGTTATAACCGCGCGGAGCGCAAAGATCGGGCCAGAGGCCCAAGAATAGGCAGAGCCTAAAGGGGGACGAAATGCCTTGGAAAAAGAACGATGATGGCATGTTGGCACTGGATAGTGATGGTTTTCCGATCCGGATTGATTCGGAGGGGAATGAATCATCGGTGAAGGATGATGGTATTGATTACTTACAACGGACTGTTGCTGAGTCGATCAGTAGGAAAAATAAACTGAAGGAACTCGAGCAGCAGCTGGAGAAGTATCAAGGCATTGATGATCCGGACAAAGCACGCGAGGCGTTGCAAACTGTGCAGAATCTGGAGGACAAAAAGCTCATTGATGCCGGCAAGGCAGAGGAGATGAAAAAGCAAATCCAACAGCAGTACGAGAATAAGATGGCCGAGAAGGACCAGGAGCTTTCTAAACGTGATCAGCAGATTCATCAACTCGTTATTTCTAATGCTTTCGCCAAATCGAAGGTGATCAATGACCAGACTATCCTGCCGCCTGATGTGGCTGAGGCGTATTTCGGCCGGCATTTCAAGGTTGAAGACGGCAAGGCGATCGCCTACGATCACGCTGGTAATCCGATTTACTCGCGCGAGAAACCAGGAGAACCAGCGCCATTCGACGAAGCGCTACAGGCGATCATCAGTCAGCATCCGCAAAAGGATCGCATCCTGAAGGCGGCGCCTGGCGGCAGTGGCGCAGTCCCAGGAGACAAAGCGGCAAAAGGTAGAACTATTAGCCGGAGTCAATTTGAGCAATTAGCGCCACAAGAAAGAATGTCTTTCGTTAAAAGCGGAGGGCAAATATCAGAATAGGAGGTAAGAAATGGCTAATACATTAACAGGATTAATCCCGACCATTTATGAAGCTTTGGACGTCGTATCAAGGGAGTTGGTTGGTTTTATTCCTGCGGTAAGCCGAGACAGTTCCGCCGAGCGTGCGGCTGTCGGGCAGACGGTAAGGTCGCCTGTGGTTCCTGAGGTTGCGCTGGAGGATATTACTCCGGGTGATTTGCCTGCGGATAGCGGCGATGCGTCGATTGGTTATGTTGATATGTCTATCAGCCGGAGCAAGGCTGCACCTGTACGATGGACCGGAGATGAGCAACGCAGCGTTTCTCAGCAGTACGAAGCCATTCAGAGGGATCGCTTTGCACAGGCTATGCGTGCGCTTTGCAATGCGGTCGAGGCGGACGTGGCCAGCGTTTACCCCGGTGCGTCCCGTGCCTATGGTACTGCCGGCACAACGCCGTTTGCCGATCTTAGCGCGATGGCTGAGGTTCTTAAAATTCTCAAGGACAACGGCGCTCCGACCGACGCACTAAAATGTGTTTTCGATACAGCAGCAGGAGCAAACTTGCGCAGCTTAACACAGCTAACGGATGTGAACCGTGCTGGGACAGATATGACACTACGTAACGGAGCATTGCTGAATATTCACGGGTTTGAGTTGAGAGAATCCGGGCAAATTAAGAGGCACACCGGCGGAACGCTGACGCTTGTCACAGTCACCGGCGATGAAGCTGTTGGACAAACAGAAATCGGTGTAACCACTGGTGCCACTACTGGAGCTGTATCACTGACCGCTGGCGACGTTATTATTTTCGGAACGGGTGATGATAAGTATGTTGTCGCCGCTGATGTAACTGTTGGTGCTGGCACTACTGGCACGATCACCATTGCTGAGCCTGGGTTGCGGGTGGCGTTGACCGGCGGAGAAGACGTGGCTGTGAGTGCGGATTACACCGCCAACATGGCTTTCGCCCAATCTGCCATTCACTTGATCACCAGGGCCCCGGCCATGCCGGAGGGTGGCGATGCCGCTGTTGACGTGATTGAAATCACCGACCCGGTGTCCGGGCTGGCCTTCCAGGTCGCGGAGTATGAACAGTACCGGCGGAGGAAGTACGAAGTTGGCCTCGCCTGGGGCTATAAGCTCGTGAAACCTGAGCATGTTGCGTTACTGCTCGGATAACCATTGAGAGGCGGGGGCATTAGCTCCCGCCTTATCCACCCGCACCGTAAAACCCGGTCCCTCAGGGAGGGGAGGATGTCAACTTAAAGAGGTGTGAATCATGATCCGGATGAAATCACCGACGCCGAACCGGCGCGGCAAATATGAAGTTCACGACGTACCAAGCCGTCGTGTGGCGGCGTTAAAAGCGCAAGGTTGGATCGAGGTCCGGGATGAGCAGAAGAACGTTTCACCTGTGGAGGATATAGATGCGAATGAAGATGCTCTGTCTGATGAACCGGAGCCGGTGAAGCGTGGCCGCGGCAGCCAGCGCAAATACAAGGAGATTGATTGATGGCGCTGACACTCATCGTCGAAGACGGTACCAGCAAGCCGGACAGCAACACCTATATCGGCCTTGCCGATGCCGATGCTTATTTTGAAGGCAGGCTGCATGCCGAAGCTTGGACTGCTGCCGATGATCCGACTAAAAGCGCCGCGCTTGTTCATGCCGCGCGCATGCTTGATCAGTATATCTCGTGGCTTGGCGAAAAATCAAACACCGACCAAGCGATGGAGTGGCCGAGGTGGGGTGTTTATCTTGACGGCAGTGTATATTACATGACACCAAACCAGCCTGCTGCCTGGGTGTATGCCATTGATTCAGATACTATTCCTCGCGTGCTCAAGGACGCTCAATGTGAGCTTGCGCTCGTGTTGATTGGCCAGGATACACAATCGTTGCCTGATACGGCCGGTCTGAGCTCAATCAGCGTGGCCGGCGCGGTGGATTTGCAGGTTGATAAGCGGGATCGCATAAAAGAGATCCCGGAGCATGTGTTTAAGATTGTTTCGCATTTTGGCAATCGTAAGGGCAAGGTTGTCAAACTAATGAGGTGTTGAAAGGAGACAAGACATGCCGAAACGCGATGGTAAGGGTCCTCCGTCGGGAAGCAAAGGGCCTCGTGATGGCCGTGGTGGCGGGAAGGGTCGTGCGCCTGGTAAAGGCAAGGGCAAGAAGACCGGAGGCAAGAAAGGCAATTGTTGATGGGTTTGACTGATACCATAAAGGCTGGTGTCTCTGCGGGATTCCGAGCTGCTGGCGATGTTAAAGTGCCTGCTACGTTTACGCGGGTGACTGGTACGGCATACAATCCCGAAACCGGCACAAATGTCGAAATCACTGTGGATTACGAAGGGATTGAAGGCTTTCGCAGGCAGTATACTTTGCGCGAGATCGAAGTTGGCATTGCACAAGCAGGTGATATCCGCTTCGTAGTAATGGCTGATGATCTGGGATTTTATCCGAAGACTATAGATCGCGTGACGATTAACGGTGTTGTCTATCAGATTCAGGAGACTCAACCTGACCCTGTGAGCGCAACCGTTGCGTTTCGGTTGAGAACCTAAAATGCTCGATAAAATGTATGACAGCGCGGAAGGCTTCGCGCGGGCGCTTGATCGGCTTGTCGATAAATTTGAGGACGAGGCCGGTAGTGTAACGCGCAAGACACTCATTGACGTGACCGAGAAGATTAAGAAGGACACGCCGCGCGATACCGGCCGTGCCGCCGCCGGATGGTTACTGACAAGTGATCAGCCGAGCGAGTACATGCCGCCGGAGGGTCAATATCCGCTGACGCCGACGAATGATCCTGGTCCGGCGGGTAATTGGACGTGGTGGATTGCAAATAATGTGGAATATATTGAACCCCTCGAAGAAGGCCATAGCCAACAGGCACCTGCTGGTATGGTAGCGAATGCACTGAATGCTTTTGATCGGTTGCTATCCGGGCAACTCAAAGGCAAGGACACGATCAAATGACGATCACAGAAGTTTTAAAAGCAATAGAAACACATTTCAATACGAATTGGACAACCACTTCAATTGCCTGGCCGAATGTGCCGTTTACGGCGCCAAATAGTTCGTGGGTGCGGTTTAATATTCTGCCGGACGATATTTATACTGACGAACTTGGGCCTTCTGGCGCTGGGATACGTAGAGGAGTAGTTAAGATCCAGGTCTTCACGAAGCCGAATATTGGCAGTCGTACCGGAGCCGGATTGGCTGCAGCTATCGAAAGCCTGTTTCATTTAAAAGATATTGACGGTATTCACTTTGAGTCGGCCTATACGACTAATAATGGTTTGGATGCGGTCGGTACTTGGTATCAATTTACCGTAACTGCGCCATGGTGGGCGTGGGTGGACGAGTAATCCAATAGAGGAGAAGAAAAATGTCAAACATCGCAATTGCAAGAGACCAAAAAATTTTGTTGGTCAGGGAGACCACGAGGGGCGTCCTGGCGTACCCGGCCACAGATGGCAGCGCGGTTGTCACCATTGCCGCAGGGTACGGCAGTATGAACCAGAACCCGAACTTTACGGATTCTGACGAGGTGCGCAACAGCCGGGATGTGCTGGATCGGTTCGTTGACGCGCGGCCCGCCGGATCGTGGTCGTTTCCTGCCTATATCCGCCCCTCGGGGGCCGCCGGAACCGCGCCGCAGGACGACGTTTTGTACGAATCGTTTTTTGGCGCCAAAACTGTTAACGCCGGTGTGAGCGTGGCTTATTCGCAACAGCTGGAAAAGCCATCATTTTCTATGTGGTTTATGCAGGATCATATCCTACGCTTCGCCAAGGGCTGCACGGTAAATTCGCTCAGCTTGACGCTCAATAACACCGGCGGTGTCACGCAGGATTGGAGCGGCGGCCTGATGTGGATGGGATGGTGCGGGACGGATACCGTGAAATCTGATGTAGTAGAAACGCCGGATAATAAATTTATCACGAACAATCCAAAACGCTTTGAAGTAGGAGCGCGGATTTACAATGTGACCGCAGAGGATGATAACACAGGCGCTGGTTATGAAATTACCGCCATTGATTATACCACAGGGGAAATTACACTCGGGACTGCTCTAACAGCGGCATGGTCAGCTGATGATGAGATCGCACCGTTCCTGCCGGCTGCTGTAGAGGTAGGCGAACCGTTGGCTAGTCGTCTAACCACTATAGATTTCGGTGACGATACCAGCAAGCGTATCCAGACAATGAACATTACGCTCAACGATCCTGTGCAGTATATCGAGGATGAACTGAGCTCGGATGGCTGCCCGACTGAATACATGGAGCAAGTGCGGGATTACAGCGGCACTGTCAATCTATATTTGCGTAGAGCTGATGTAAAATATTTTTACGAAGGCTTCAACGACACCGAGCTTGCTGTGGCTATCAAATTTGGTAAAGTCGCCGGAAAGAAAGCCACGCTAAATATGCCTCAAGTCGCCATTGAGGTGCCAAAGGTCACAGCAAATGCACCGGCTATTAACATGGCGATAGGGATCAAAGCACTCGGCAACACAGGTGAAGACAGCGCAACCTTAACTTTTGCATAAGGAGAAATTATGAGTCTACTCATTAAAACCACTGAGGATCAATCATTTTGGATCGATGTGCAGGATAGTCGTTTCTTGGTATGTCCAATCACTAATTCAGAAGATACGGCTATCGCGAAGAAATATACCGAGTGGAAGAAGGGCTTTCCGGTGCCAGATCAGGCGAAGATCCGGCGCGAAAAGTTCATCAAAACCGTCCTTGATTGGGAAAATGTCTGTGATGTTGAGGGTAATGAAGTACCGTTTTCCAAAGAAATGCGAAAGAATTTTGTCGAATATAATCCTGACTTCGCATGGATGATTATCCGCAAGGCAGAACAACATGAAGTTGCGAAACAGGAGGCGGAAGATCTAAATCTGGGGGAATGATAGAGTGGGAGAAATCCATCATCTCCGGGGGGCTGGATTGTGCGGGTTGCCGTGAGGCCTATGAGGCCGCAGGTGAAGAGCCGCCGTGCCACGAGTGCGGCAAACCGGCGCGCCATCCGGCCAACGAGCTGGCGTGGAATATATGGAGGGTGTGCTCCACACATGAACGCCCTCCGGCGATGGGTGGGTTATCTCCTATACGGGCGACAGCAGTTTCTGCACTGGTTAAAGACTTTGGTGGCAATGAAATGGACTTCTGGAAGATATTGCGTATTGAACGTGAATTGTACCCAGTGATTTGCCAGAATCTCAAAAAAGGTAAGTAAGATGCCGGGTATCCGTATCGCCGTGGACGCAAGTCAAGTAACACAAGCAGCCAGACAAGCCGATAGAGGTTTCGATCAGATCGGCCGTAGTGCGCGCCAGATGACAGGCATTATTAATAAAGCCAGTTCAGGTTTCGGCCGCATGACAAATGCGGTTTTTTCGTTGAAGGGTGCTATTGTTGGTCTTGGATTAGGTTATGTTGCACGGGATTTTTTGGATACTGCCGCATCGTTTGAGCAGATGGAGTTGAAACTGAACGCCTTAACCAGAGGGAGAGGAACAGAAACACTTGAGCGCATAAATGAATGGGCGAAGGAAATGCCTGTCAATACTCAAAAAGCGGTGGACGCCTTCACGATGCTGACTGCTATGGGTGTTGATATGGGTGAAACTCTTGAAGATAATATCAAATTCATGGAGACTTTGACCGATGTTTCCGTCCTGTTCGGCGAAGAAGCCTTATCACGTGTCGCTCGGGCGCTCGGCCAGATTACAACTTTAGGTAAACTGTCTGCTGAAGAGCTTAACCAATTATCTGAGTCTGGGATAAATGCGCGCAAATATCTATTAGAAGCCTTTGGAACAGCTACCGCTGAAGAAATCAACAAGATGGGTGTGACCGTTGAACAGGTGGTGGATGTTATTGTCCGAGGCTTGAGGGATGATTTCGGCGGTGCCGCCAAAGATGCGATGGATACTTGGCAAGGTGTCCGGTCTGCGTTTGAATCGAATATCATTGAAATTGAGAGGCAATTTGCTAAGGCTGGCGTTTTCGATGCGATAAAAGATTCGATGAATGAAATTACAGAAGCGACTCAAGGCTGGCTGGAAGAACAGACTAGATTGAAAGAGATGGGCTTGCCGAATTGGTTTGACAGAGTTGCTGATGCCGCCAGTAAAATGCCAGGGCACATCGATAGTATAACAAGTGCTATAAGCGCGCTTGTCGGTTCTCGGGAGTTCCAGTTATTTACAGAACAGTGGGAGCTCATAGCCGGCGCGTTTGTTGGCATGAAATTCGGAGGCCCTGTGGGTGCATTAGTCGGCGCAGCTGGTGGCGCCGCTTACAGTACCTATAAAGATATACGGGAGCTTTTCAGTGACAAAACGATCCAAAGTGGTGCTCTCCCGTTGGCACCACCAGAGGTAATTGGTAGTGCGCCCACCACTCCTGCGCCTGCGTCAAATCTTCCACAAAAATTGGTGACCGAGCTGCAACTCGAAACGCAGCTCCTCCGCGAAACCGAAACAGTTCAGCGCGCGATGACGTTGGCGCGAAAGGTCGATGTTGAGGTCGGCTCCGAGCAATACCAGCAGATACTAGAGGCTGTAAAGGCATACGAGCAGGCAAAGCAGACCTTAGACGAGCGCGCTGTGCTGATGGAGGAAGGCGCGCGGCTCACTGAGTCCATGCGCACCGAGCAGGAGATTTACAACGACACACTGGCACATCTTAACAAGTTGCTCAAGGCCGGCGCTATCGATCAGACCACATATGCCCGCGCGGTGGCCGCAGCGCAAGAAGAACTAACCGGCGCTAGGCGGGAACAGGAAGCGCTAGCCGAGGAAGGCGCGCGGTTAACAGAATCGCTCCGCACTGCGCAGGAGCGATACAACGCCGAGATCGCCCACCTTAACAAGTTACTCAAGGCCGGCGCTATCGATCAGACCACATATGCCCGCGCGGTCGAGGCGGCCCAGCAACGGATTCTGGCTCAGGCCCAGCAGACGGCGGGCGAGCTAACCGCGATCCAGGAGCGGGTGTTCGAGCGGTTCCAAGACACCACCACGGACACCTTCCGCGCGATGCTGGATGACGGCCTTGACAGCTGGGAGACGCTCACCGACGGCATCGAGGACTTGTTTAAAGACACGTTGGCCAGCATCGCCGCATATTATGCGAGTAATGCTATAATCCTACCTATAATCGGTGCGCTGAATATCCCTGGCATATCCGGCGTGGCACAACAGCAAATAGTGCAGAGCGGCTTTGGTGGCGCTGCTGGTGGTGGCATCATTGGCGGATTTGGCCTACCACCAATGGTTACGTCTTGGGATATGCTGGGCCTTGGCATCGGTGATGTCTTTACTGGCCTCGGCATGGATAAGACGGCCATGTTTCTTGGCTCGCTGCCTGGTTGGCAGCTTAACGTTGGCACTGCTGCGCTAGCAGGGCTCCCGAGTCTGATGGCCGGTGATTACGCAGGCGCGGGACTCACCACCGCGGGGGCGCTGCTGGGCGGAATGACGCCGCTTGGCCCAGTGGGGTCATTCCTTGGGGGCATTGGCGGCTCGCTGCTGGGCGGAATATTCGGCGGTGGTGCAACTCCCCGGGTATACCTCGGCGGGCATGTCGGCATGGGCATTGCCGATGGTGCGCTCACCGCCACCGGTATCAGTGGGTTGCCGCCTGGGACATTCTCGCGCCAAGGTGCGTCACATGTAGACTATACCGGCCAATGGTTGGAGGTCACCGAGCGCCATGGTAAGGCCGATGATGAGCTTGCCGCTGCTGTTGCCGAGGTTGATGCAATTGTCGGCCAGGTAGTCAATGATTTCACATCATGGGTCAATGAGCTGGCTGCTGGGTTACCTGATGAGCTTACGGCTGAGTTTGTTGACGCATTAGGTGCGATTGAATTTGATTGGACATATTATGATCGCACCAAAACAAAAAATTTCGACGAAGATGAACTTGCCGCAATGCTGGAGGATTTGACCGGTGAGCTGTGGGAGGCTTACGGCAACGCCATTACCGCCGCGGTGGAGTCCGGATACCGGCAGATGTTCGCCGACATCGGTGTTGAGATTGATGCTCCGATGTTGGCGGCCGGGCAATCGTTCGAGGCGCTGCAACAATCAGCTACGGCACTAGCCACTCGTTATAGCATGCTGGTCTCCGTCCAAGAGGAAGTCAAGGGTAACGTAGGCGAATATGAGCTGTCGTTGCGCGAGCTTGACGCCAGATTTGCGGCGCTCGACGAGCAGTTTGAGGCCGCCGGTGCCACCACAGCCGAGCTAACTGAGCTTGAGCGGCTGCATGCCGCGGCTCAGGATCAGCTGCGTGATCAGTATGTCGATAGCCAGATTGCCGCGGCCCTGGCTGCCGATACCACGGAAGAGTTCTCATCTATCCTGACCCGTGCCGCTGACGATATGATGGCCGCCGGCGCCAGCGCCGAAGATATGGCGGTCGCTGTGCGCGAGCTAAACACCTCGCTGATAGAGCAGATACTACAAACATATGATGCCATCCGGGGCTACGGCACCACGCAAGCGCTGGGCGAAAAATATGGCATCGACCTGTCCACATGGACGAAGCAGACGTGGCAGCAATATACCGACCAATGGGCAGAAGAGACCGCGACGGCATATTCTGGATCGGTAGAGGATTGGCTGGCCGCTAATGGCCTAGACGCAACATTCTTGCGGGATTGGAATGCACTCGGGCGGGAACTGGCCCGTGCCCCCGCGAGAGAATATCAGCCGCAGGATATTGGCCCCGCGAGAGAATATCAGCCGCAGGATATTGGCCCCGCGAGAGAATATCAGCCGCAGGATATTGGCCCCGACCTAGCTGCCCAGGAAGCGGAGCGGATCGCCGCGCTCAACAGCTTGTGGGATGAGTTCGAGCTGTCGCAGCTGGATGACTACTCGCGCGGGCTGGAAGAGCTACGGCGTCAGTGGGATAACCTGGCCACAACTGCCGCTGAGCTAGGCGCATCCGAAGAGCAGCTTGCTAGCATCCGCGCTGCGGCGGCGGATGAAATCAAGGCATACCAACACGCCGAAGTCGAGCGGCGGGTATTGCAAGCACGCCAAGACCTGATCGGTGCCTACGACCGAGAGATTGAGTCACTGCGCGACCAGATTGCCGCCGAGGAAGAACTGGCGTCCGCCAGGATTGCCATAGTCAATGCCGAGATAGTCTCCTATCAGGACGCCGTTACCGCTGCGCAGGACGAGATTGAGCGCCTTAGAGAAGCGATGCGGCCGCACGAAGACCTCGTGCGTCAATGGCAGTCCATCAGCGACGCTATTGCTGCGGCGACATCTGGCATTAGTGATCTTGGGCTAACAGCGGAAACGACAGTCAAACAGTCGGCCGCCGAGTTCAACCGTGCTATGCAGGCGGCCTTTGCCGGCGATGTGGAAGGCGCCCGTGAGTTATCCAGCGCTGCCACAGACTACGCGCGCGACCTTATGCAGACGTCCGCCACCAGCGCGGAGTATCGCTACCAGTTAGCCACCATGCGGGCGCAATTACACACCGCTGGCGTGGTGGTTGACTTACAGGCGACGACGGAGGAGTTGATCCTGGCGACGCTGGAAGACCAGTTAGGCCAGCAAGAAGCAACTATCGCCGCCGCGGAAGAAGAGATAGCCTTAGCGGAGCAGCAGATCGAACTATACACACAGCAGTTGGATCAGTCTGTTGAGGCGCTGACTACGCAGGTAGAATATTACCAGCAGCAGGTTGACTATTTAAGCAGCATTGACCAGCATATAATATCGCTCGCGGACGCTCTCGCTAACTACGCCGCACAAATGGCGACGTCGGCTTCCGGGACACCGCTCCCGACTGAGACCACAGCGCCGGGGTCGCACCTCGACGAGTTTTACGGTGCCCTTGGTGCTGCCGGGTATAGCCCAGCGACGCTGACGGATCAAGAATTGGCACAATATTATGTGTCGTGGACGCACCAACAAGGATATCAGCCTAGTACGACAGCGGTTATCACACCGCCGCCGGCAACAAATACACCTGAAGACCAGCACCTTGACGAGTTCTATACGGCGTTGAATGCCGCTGGTCTTGATCCGGCGGTATTAGATAACAGCACATTGGCACAATATTATGTGTCGTGGACGCAGAAACAAGGATATCAGCCTAGTACGACAGCGGTTATCACACCGCCGCCGGCAACAAATACACCTGAAGACCAGTTAGGCCAGCAAGAAGCAATTATCGCCGCCGCGGAAGAAGAGATAGCCTTAGCGGAGCAGCAGATCGAACTATACACACAGCAGTTGGATCAATCTGTTGAGGCGCTGACTACGCAGGTAGAATATTACCAGCAGCAGGTTGACTATTTAAGCAGCATTGACCAGCATATAATATCGCTCGCGGACGCTCTCGCTAACTACGACGCACAAATGGCGACGTCGGCTTCCGGGACACCGCTCCCGACTGAGACCACAGCGCCGGGGTCGCGCCTCGACGAGTTTTACGGTGCCCTTGGTGCTGCCGGGTATAGCCCAGCGACGCTGACGGATCAAGAATTGGCACAATCTTATGTGTTGTGGACGCAGAAACAAGGATATCAGCCTAGTACGACAAAGGGCTATGCCTCCGGCGGCATCGCCACCGGGCCTAATACTGGATACCCGGCACTGCTTCACGGCACTGAAGCGATAATCCCACTATCTGGTGGCCGGGGTATCCCCGTAGAGATAGACAATGGTGCGCTGATCCGCGAGGTTGCCGCCATGCGTTCAGAGATGCGCGCCATCATGGCTGAGGCGGCAATCCAGACAAAGAAGGTGGCCAGCATGACCAAGCGGTGGGAAAAGATAGGCATGCCAACGACGAGGGCTGCATAATGGCGACACTGACCACCCCACAGGCCATCACGCTGATATCCAGCAGTGTTGCCGCCAGCACGTATGCCGAGTATGCCGCTGCCACGACCTACGCACTGGGCGATAAGGTCAAAGTCACCGATGCGACTACCGGATATGAGTGCGAATATGAGAGCATGCAGGGAAGCAATACCGGCCACGATCCGACCAGCGACGACGGGACGTGGTGGCATTATCTTGGATATTCGAATCGGTTCAGAATGTTTGACCCCTTCGTCAATACTACCACCACTGACATATCTGCGATCGAGGTAAACATATCCGGTGAGAGCTACATTGACACAATCTGCCTTTTCGGCCTGACTGGCGCGAAAGAGGTGCATATTGTGATCATGTCCGGTACCGATACTGTGCATGATGAGATATATTTGCTGGATGAGACAATCATCACGGATGCGTATGAATATTGTTTCGCGCCATTCGAGTTCCGAGACAGGCTATTAGCAGTATCGAAAATTGCCGGGCTGTATCTCGGCATGGAGATTACCATTACGATTACCGGCGAGGTCGGCACCACCGTTGGTTGCGGCATGGTGAAAGTTGGCCGGTCAACCTACATCGGACATACGAAGTGGGGCGTTGACCTTGGCATCGAGGATTATTCCGTTAAGGATGTCAATGAGTTCGGTGAGCGCTACCTGCTCGAACGAGACTACGAAGAGACGGTATCGGCAACGCTAAGAATCAGCACCGGCGACGTTGATGCTGTTACGCACCGGTTAAGCTCAGCACGGGCGACCGGCTGCGTATGGAATTTGAACAACCGGGACATAAGCGCGCCAACAAATTATGAGGCATTGATCAAGTATGGATTCTGTGAGGACTTCGGCATCATCCCTGCCGGGCGGACCAACACAGAAATCAGACTGGAAATCCAGGGATTAGTTTAGTGAGGGGAAAATGAGCCAAATTACACAGACAATATCACAGTTTAGCACCACTCCAACCAGAAGTCGTCCGAGCACTTTCGCCGCCGATATGGATACCAGGCTGAGTGAAGAGACTACCCATGTCACTGAGATTAACACCTGGGCAGGGCAGGCAAATGTACTTGGGACGGAGCTGAATACCGCTCATGATGAGACATTGGCTGCTCGCGATGAGACTTACACGGCTCGCACAGAAGCGGAGAATAGCGCCACCCAGGCTCTGAACAGCGCTAATGCTGCTGCCGCCAGCGCGCTGGAAGCTGCTAGCTTGGTTGAAAGCTACCAAGGTGCTCTATCCGCAGACCCTACGCTTGACAAAAACGGAAACCCGCTAACCGCTGGTGATTGGTACATCAATACTACTACCGGGTTTGTGCGCGCCTACAATGGCAGCGCTTGGGTGCAGGGCATCTCGGTCGTTGCTGGCGTGAGCAGCATCAACGGCTTGGTCGGCGACCTGACCGGATTCGTCACTGAGACCAGCGCGCAGACGGAGTTTGGACTTGGCGGCTCATCACTCATTTTGAACACCGCGTTAAGCCCGAACGACTATCCTCTTGGGAGCTTCAATGCTGCGTCGCTTTCTGAGTCGGAGGCGGTCTCGATAGGATTCCCAGCGCTAGGTGGAGACCCCAGCTTTCCGCGACATTGGGACACCATAACCTTTGGAATCTCCACCCGGGCGACGCAAATTGCCACAGAGGTGTTTGGATCCGGCACCACCAGGGGCAGGACATTTGTACGCGTCAAGCATGATGCAACTTGGCATCCGTGGGTTGAATTCCTCCGCCTCCGTGATACCGTTACAGATAATCTTCGAGATAACATTGTGCTAAATGCTTTTCGTATTGCTGAAAATAATGGTCTTACTGTCCAGGGCATGATTGATGGAGTTATAGATACATATGCAGATGGTGACGGGATAGATTGGATTTTGTCATCTAATGTGTTTTTGCAAGATGGATTCATAATCAATAATGGATGGGATGTTTCAACAGCAAGTTATGCCAGTAAGTCTTTTAGTGTTGCCGGGCTAGAAACCGATCCAAAGTCTTCTGTTTTCTTTAATCCAGATGGAACAAAGATGTATATAGTAGGAACCGCCAATGATACAATTTACCAGTATACTCTAAATACAGCATGGGATGTTTCAACAGCAAGTTATGCCAGTAAGTCTTTTAGTGTTGCCGGGCAAGAAACCGATCCACAATCAGTTTTCTTTAATCCAGATGGAACAAAGATGTATATAGTAGGACTCACCAATGATACAATTTACCAGTATACTCTAAATACAGCATGGGATGTTTCAACAGCAAGTTATGCCAGTAAGTCTTTT